TTCTTTGTAGGTTAGCTCGTTCTCACACTCTACACAAGTGTCAGAATTATATTCCTTGCGGTCATACTCTCTTTCGCACGTATCACACGTGATCCACTCGGAATTATCATCGAAAGCAGGATCTACTGCATAATAGTAATCGCTCACCCTAGTCCTCCCACTTATGCGTGTTACGGTAGGCGTTAGTCATATCTATAATCTCTTTGACGATCTCTAGGCACTCTTCATCCGTCCACTCTTCGCCATCTACCCCAGCTACTTGCGTAACTAGATCTAGTGACTGCCCGTTAAGGGTATCCATACCCTCAATATAGGCATTAAAATTAGCAGTACTCTCTATGATCTCTAATATATCTCTCTTACTTAGCATTACTTATCCTCCTCGCAATCTCTCTCTTTCCAATCGCATACTACGCACTCTAAGCGATAGCACTCTAAGTCTTTATGTTTATCGCAATCTTCCCACACCGCAAAATTATTACAGTGCTTAATCGTGTCGCTATAGTGGCTCATTACTCGATCTCCTCGCTTACGCCATTGACGATATTCATAATGCCTAGAGCGTGTTTAAGTTGCTCTATTAGATTATCTTCAGCGGGTTCATATTCTCCGTCGCCTAGGTATCCACTCGACCACTCGTTGGTATCGTAATTGAAGATAGTTCCCTCTTCAAAGCGAGCCTCTTCCACGTCCGTATCCCATTGCCACTTGCCCGTACCCTCATTGAAGCTCACTACGAAGTGATGTACTTTATTCATTATTCTCTCCCTCTTTCACTATCTATCTCACCATTGTAGTAAGATACTACCGCACTATACCGTATCAGTATAGCGCGATAGTACTTCACTACTATTCAGCGATACGCATAGGCATAAGTAGAGCTTTCCACTCTACTTTATCACCCTTTAATACGATTACCATAGGCTTACCCTCACCTTGGAATTCTACTTTTATCCCATTACCCTTACCCACTATCTTGGCGTAATCTGCCATATATGCAGGGTTAAAAGACATCACTTTCATACTATCGCGCTCTTCTTTATTGAGTAGATCGCTAAAAGTCTTAGGATAGTTAGCGTCTAGTAATTGGATAGTGATTGCACTACCGCTTACGCTTACCGTGAGAAGATTATTCACGCGGGTAAAGGTAAGTAGAGCGTACTTACTATCTTTGGCTAGTGAGATCACTCTCTTCACATCATCGAGAGCGATAAGGCTATGATCTAGGTGACCCTCACCCTCTACTCTTCCCTCAATGAGACGATATCTATCGGTAGCGCGTGCGATAAGTTGCCCCGCTCCGCCTAGTATCTGCACACTATTAAGAGCATATACCGCGCTCTTACCCTTATCTGCGTGCGTGCTCGCTCCCTCTAATAGCTCTATTACCGTAATGGCCTTAACCGTAAGGCTATTAGTTACTAGTGTCTTATCTTCTACCATTGTGCTCATATTCTTATCCTCTTTCACTTTAATTAGGGCTACTTGCCCTCTACCGCTCTCTCCCCCTACCGTGAAGAGAGAGCGATAGATAACCTATAGCCTAGCTCTTACCTTACTATACCGTACTCTTACTCTTGATCTTCCCACCCACACTCGCATAAGTGACCGCAACTGTAGCATACATACGCGCCCGTATAGTAAGTCTTATATCCTCGCTCTCCCGCACCGTCTACCCATATGCCTAGACTTTCAAGGTAGGTAAGTCTTTCGCCATTACTACCTACTCTCTCCATTGTATCGCTCACGCTAGTGTCTCCTCTTCTATTACGGGAAAGCCATTAACTCTAACTATTAGAAGATCGTCAGCGAGATTATCGCCCCCGATAGCCCTAGAGTCTATGTTGCAAGCGTGAGTAAAGGTATCCCCCTCTTCATATAACCACTCTTCGGCCTCTTCCACTGTCGCAAAAGAGTGAGAGTAGGTAGAGTGCTCTTCTAATACCTTTCCCGCTTGATCTTTCACCTCATATTTTACGCATATCTGACTCATAATCTATTCCTCTCTCTATTCTGCACCTAGTTGCAGACTACCCCGCACCCCTCACGGGGTGCAGGATAGTACGCCCCTACGCTATAGGCCGACACACTTAGCCATTGACCCGACACAATAGCCCCCGTCCGTCCACCATATATTCCCCGCGCACCATAGGGCTAAGGCTATGCCCGCCCCGATTAGAATAGCCCTCACGATACGCCCGCGCCTATTGAGCTTCATTAGAGCCACCTATGGGAGAGGACATACCCTGCGCGATCTTGTTCCGCGTAGAGTACAGAAGAGAGAGAATAGACAAGGTGAAAGCCCATATCCATACCGCACCCTTGTACGCGTATGGCATCGCTACCATTGCGAGAGACTAGGCGATCACCTAACGCTTGCGCGACGGAATAGTTAAGGTGGTAGATCTCTTTACCTTTTACATATAAAAGAGAGATATCGCGTGACATACCACTTGCACTTACGTGTCTCAAAATTGTGTAGATCGTAGGCTTGTCATCACCGTCTAAGATAGCGCGTAGTCTTTCAATGCTTTCAACTCTCTCTAATTCTTTCAATGCTCTTTTACTTAATGGCTTTTCTAGTGTGCTCATTACCTTATTCTCCCTTTTCTAGTTCACCGATTGCAAACCATATTGAATCTATATCTTGATTTTCTAGTGCGTCTTTTAATAAGTCTGCTATCTCTTTATTATTCATTACTTATTCCTGTCGGTAGTAGTTGATCTTACAAGGATAAAGATATACCTAACTCTACCCTATACGCAACACCTTATGGTCATAATTTTCTAGTGACTAGTCATCAATAACCCTAGACAGATAGGCGGGATATGTCTGCTGTGTTAGGGCTTGCCGATAGGGTGAGAGTGTTAGGGCTTAGGGGTAAGGGTCAGACCGCGCCCGATCTGTAGATAGGCAGATAGTTAGGGGTCGCGCCCCGCCGATATATGAGCACCGCCTACCTTTTCTACCAATAACACGGCAAGACATAACCGCGCAGACTGTCTAATCCTTTACCTCAGATTGAGGCAAGGCAGGAAACAGGCACCCCCCGTTGCTGAATTTTGCGGCGCGGGTATATATAGTCCCCAACAAAAAATATTTGCTAAAGTGAAGCTGAAAGTGGCTCTGAACAGCACTTATACTGTATGTGATCAAGGTCACATAAATAAAACGGGAAATGCTCTAAATTTCCTGCCTTAGTATACAGTAGGGGAGCAAAGCGGGGAGAGCTTTGCGACCCGTTTGGTTGGCCTCTTGCGAGGCCCCTAGGCCGAGTACTGACTTACCCCTCACTTCGCTGTGGCTCGCTCGGGCGCTAAGCCCGACGGCTCCGGTACCTTTTAGTCGGGTGAGGTCTATCTAATACATAGATCCGATAAATTCACTCAGCCCGATAATAAAATCAATTCCGGCCCAGCCGGTCTTAGGAGATAACAATGGCCAAGAAACCGGCACTAACCGCTGATGAAAAATTTGCTATTAAATTTGTAAAAGACCTTCAGAAAAAAGGTAAGCCAGGAGATGTTCAAAAAGTTCTTGACAGTCTGAGTAGCAGTAGCAGAGCCGCAATTTCCGAAGCTCTACGAAAAAATGTAACAACCAAGCAAACCACAAAAGTAAACACACCTGGTAAAAAAGCAACTCCAGAAGAAATTAAAGTTCGTAATAAAAGAACAGGCAAACTTGTTACATTTAATCCAGGCACACCCCCTTCTCGTGGTGGCGGTGGTGGTCGTGGTGGCGGTGGACGTGGCGGTCTTGGTTTCGGCGGTGGCTCTGGTCTTCGCGGTAGCGTAAACAAATAATTAAACTAGGAGTCTAATGGCTGACAACTCGGCTGATATAGCTAAGCGAGTCATCCTCGGCGCTGTGGCAGAAGGTATGACCATTGACGCCGCTTGCGGCTCTGCCGGCAAGTCCATCAAGACTTATGAGTATTACCGGCGCACAGATAAGACATTTGCAGATAAGGTAGATCGAACCCGCCTCGGGTTAAAGGATAAGCAGTTCGCCTCCGGCGATGTCCACGACCTGACCTTTACAGAATTTCGCCAGCGTTTCCTTCATAGCCGTACCTTTGCCCATCAGCAGAATATCGTAGATGTAATCGAGGGTAGAGAGCCTGGTTGGTTACACCCCTCTATGAAGTTTGAGCCAGGCTTGGCAGCAAACCGCGTTCTGATAAATATCCCGCCCAACCACGCCAAGTCCATCACGATCACGGTGGACTACGTCACCTGGCAGGTATGTAGGAATCCTAACTTTAGAGTATTGATTGTATCCCAAACGCAGCAGTTAGCTGCCGACTTTCTCTACGCCATCAAGCAGCGCCTGACCCATCCAATGTATCAAGAGCTTCAGGCAGCTTATGCTGCTGGCGTAGGGTTTAATTCCAAGTCTGCTTCGTGGCAGGCAACCCGTGTCACCTTCGGTGATGAACTCCGTGAGTCATCTGAAAAGGACCCGAACATCGAGGCCGTCGGTATCGGTGGTCAGATCTACGGTAAACGTGCAGATATGATTATTGTAGATGACGCGGTAACCTTAAAGAACGCTAATGAGTTTGAGAAGCAGATCCGCTGGTTGACTCAGGATGTGCGCTCCCGTCTTAACCCTACGGGCAAACTGATTGTTATTGGAACTCGCGTAGCCTCTGTGGACCTATACCGCGAGCTACGCTCAGAGGACCGCTACCCTGGTGGTCAAGTTCCTTGGAAGTATCTAGCAATGCCGGCCCTGCTTGAAGCAGATGAAGACCCCGACAAGTGGGTTACGTTATGGCCCGCATCCGATGCTCCATTTGATGGACAACTAGAATCTGATAAGAACGAAGACGGCCTCTATCCTCGCTGGTCTGGACGTAACCTTTACAACGAACGCCAAGCAATGGATGCAAGCACCTGGGCTTTAGTATATCAGCAGCAAGATGTTTCTGAAAACGCTGCCTTTGATCCCGTCTGTGTTAAAGGATCTATTGACGGTATGCGTAAGGCAGGCAACTTAGTTGCAGGTCACCCAGGCCATCCTAGAGACTTAAACGGCTTTACTTATATTTGCGGTCTTGATCCTGCAATGATTGGCGATACTGCAGCTATCTGCTACGCCATTGACCGATCAACGAGCAAGAGGTACATAGTAGATGCTATTAAAATTAGCCGCCCGTCTCCAGCCGATATCCGTAATCTTATTTTTGATTGGACATCCCTCTACTCTC